TTAAATAACGGCATTTTTACTCCTTATGTTATTGTAACTAACTTTAGGTGTTTTGTCAAGTCTATTATTCTTCGGATTTTTTATCAGTAGTCCTGGGTGCTTCCATTCCATTATTCCGACCCGATTCCTGTCTAGACCAACTAGGATTCATGCCGTTCATTTCGAGAATATCGTCTCTAATGTTTTGATTGCGTTTTTCAATGTTAATAATACGCACAAACGAGTTAGTGACTGCTGCTGTGTAGTAAGCAAACGGGTTGTTGCTTTTAGACTCATCAAACTGTAAACCAATTTGAGCAAGTTGTAGTATTGCTTGTCCTTTCATTTCGTCATTGTAAGTGTATCCTCTCACGTTACCACGGGTAGCATAGCGATCGCACAGTTTCATAAACATTCTAGCAAGGTCATTAGTCATCTGCCCTTTTTTGAGAGCAAACTGTCCATTTTCCATTCCGCCGTCCCAATGGCTCTTGCCAACGCACACTAGGTTGTCCTTGGCATCAAATTTCCAATGTTGGAATGGGGGAAAGTTAACCTTAACGTGCCTATCTGCTGTGCTTTTTTTGGTTTTCTTTCTTGTACTGTCCTCTGGAATGTGTTCAAATGTCATTATGCGGAAAATTAAATCCGTTTTTTCCATTTTTCGATAATCAATTTCAAACTGTTTTGCTGGAATCTTTTTACCTGCTGCCTCTACGGCTGCTTCGTGATTTTGTTTAGCCAATCTAGCAGCACGATTCCTTTTTGCTTCTGCTATGGTTCTTATGTTAATTTTTTCTAGGTTTGGCAGAATAATGTCATATTGATGGTATTCTTCGTCTACGAATGAGCAAAATGTGTTTTTACTGCGGTGTATCTCTGCCAATAGGTCTTTGTTTGTAAGATATTTAATTTTTTGCATGTTTTAGATAGTTCTCCTAATATTTATTATAATAGCACATAATGAAAGAAATAAATAGAGTAAAGATAAGGAAATATTACCAAAATGGCAGGATTAAACATAAACCCATTACCGTTCCTAGTACAGAAGGTTGATCAGGGGATTCAACAGGCAATAGCAGCCTATGATGAAGCAAAACCTAAGATTGGAGCAGCACTGGAAAAAGAAAATTTAGATGCAAAGATTGCACAATTGGCAGGAGAGTTAGGAAGCGGACATAATCAGGCATCAGGCGCAGGAGGAACATTCTTTGATCAAATAAACACAGGAATGGGACAGGTAAAAGACACTGTTAACAGTCCTTTAGGAATCGGATCAGTAAGTTCACTGACTGACGGAGGAACATTTGGAGCCATCGGAGACGCTGCTAGAAATGTCGGCAAGGACATAAGCGGAGTATTAGGAAAGTTTACAGGTGGTGATCTAGCCGGAGGATTCCAGGATTTAGCAAAAGGAATTTCAAAGGGCGCAGGTGCACTTAATGATTTATTAAGCCTAAAGAGAGCAGAAAATTTACCGCAGAACGGAGAATTATTTAAAAATACAGGACAGGGAATTACAGTGCAGCCTCACGATAGTGATGACTGGCGTGTTAGAATTTCATGTGACTGGACTCTGTTTCAAGGCAATCCTTTGTTTGCACCATTGAACGATGAAGGAACCAAGGGGGTTGTATTTCCTATGTTGCCATCGGTTTCATATTCAACCAAGGCAAATTATACTTCCATAGATCCTATACACAACAACTATCCATTCCAGGCCTATAAAAATAGTGAAGTGGACGCAATTAATATAGATGGAACATTTGTTTGCGAAAACGAAAAACAAGCAGCCTATTGGATTAGTTCAGTAGCATTTTTTAGAACCATGACAAAAATGTTTTTTGGTCGAGGTGCCAATGCAGGTGCTCCGCCTCCCGTTTGTCAACTCAGCGGTTATGGTGCTAGTTTCTTTGATAATGTTCCTGTGGTAGTCAAATCATTTAGCGTGGATATGCCCAACGATGTCAACTATATACGTTGTGACAGATTTGGAACAAACACGTGGGTTCCTGTTACAAGCACGATCAATGTTCAAGTACAGCCAGTTTACAATAGAAGAAATCTAAGACAGTTTAGTTTAACAGATTATGCACGAGGAACACTAAAAACTCCGACAGGACAAGGATACTTATAATATGGCAACCTATAGTTCATCATCACCGTACGCTGTCACTGAACAGAATAATCTTTATCTTGAATTACTAAGGATTAGACCAGTACCAGCCGAGTCGGATGATTTTCTTTACACAATTGAAAATCAATACAAGCATAGACCCGACCTGTTGGCATACGACCTGTACGGAGATCCTAAACTATGGTGGGTGTTCATACAAAGAAACATGGAATCAATAAAGGATCCAATTTACGATTTTGAACCAGGAAAAAGAATTTACATTCCCAAAGAGTCCAACTTGAGAAAATTCTTAGGAGTCTAGTATGAATGCTGAATTCGTAGAAAGAAGAATACAGAGCAATGGTAACACAACCAATGTTAACATTGATAGATCCCAGCCTTACGTTGACAAGATAGTATTTGGCCAAAAGACTCGTATTTACGGAACACAGGAACAGTTAGATAGATATCAAAACAAAAAGCCAGACGGAACTATACAACAGTATGTTGCAGCAGACACGGCCGTCACAAAGGCGTTTGCCTTTATAACACAGAAAAAAGAAGGCGCCACAACAAAGGTAGATGCAGAACCTGGCACACAAGAATACAAAAAAGAAACGGTAAACACAACTTCCGAGGAAACATTACCTGCAAACGGAGGATACAATCTAAAGAATGTTGTTTCGAATCCCCTTTCAGGATTTGCTACTTACAATTCTCTTTGGACAATGGCGGTACTAACTCCTAAACAGTTTAATAATCCAAGCCTTTACAGACTGGCAACCGGATTAAGTTTTGCCGCACAGAGCTATGATGTTAAAACAAAATTTGTTGATGATGATGGAGGATTTGAGGGAACAAAAACAACCAGTCTATCATCAGGGATTATATTTTCTTCCGGGGGTAGAGATTTCGAGAAGGACGGAAAGTCTTCTAGGGTAGCAACCGAATATGGCACTCCAGAATATTTTGTAGACAACTTTGAGATGACAGCAGTGATTGCTGCAAATCCAAAGACAGGAAATCAGAACGCAGTTAGTTTTACGTTTACCGTTAGAGAACCATTCAGCATGGGTTTGTTCCTGCAAAGCATGCAAGTAGCAGCGATCAAGGCAGGATATGTAAACTATCTAGATTCTCCCTTCCTCTTAAAACTTGATGTGATTGGTTTTGATGAAGACGGCACGATAAAGAAATCTATCAAGCCTAAGTATTTTATTTTAAAACTTAAAAAGGTTACTTTTAATGTCGATGAGTCGGGTAGTAACTATAATGTTGAAGCCTATCCATATAATCATCAGGGGTTTGCAGATACTGTGGACACGGCATGGACTGACATTAATATTCAAGGCACCGGAGACTTCAGAGGAGAAGCAGCATTTAATAATGATGCTGATAGAAATACCGTAAAGGATGTATTGGCAACGGGTGCAAAGAGTCTTGTAAAACTCCTAAACGATAACGAACAAAAACTTGTTCAGGAAGGAAAATACAAGATTCCTGATGTTTATGAAATACACTTTCCTGAAGTTGCCAGCAAGCGATACACAGAACAAACAGCAGATGACGTTGCTGATGATGCCGGAGCAACAGCAGATCCAAACGGCAAAGGCAAGCAAACTGTGGGCGGCAGTGATGTACAAACGACAACAAATAAAAATATCGGTAACAATGCTATTGCTAAATCCGGATTTGGGTTTGGTATAGGCAAAGGCGGAAACTTTCCTTTCAAGGATGATAAGGAAGTTGCTGATGAAAAAACTGGCAGAATAAAAAGAGGAGCCATGGAAGTTCACGAAGGAAACAGATCCTTTCACTTCACACAGGCTCAGAAACTAACAGACATTATCACCCAGGTGATCATGAGTTCAACATTTGCAAAACAGGCGACACAGAAATCAACTAAAGCAGACGGAATGATTGATTGGTTTAAGATTGACGTGCAGGTTGAATTTCTAGAGTATGATGACTTGATAGGTGATTATGCAAAGAAATTTATCTACAGGGTAGTTCCTTTCAAGGTCCATTCTAGTATCTTTGGTAACCCCAATTCAATTCCGGTGGGAATAACTGAAATAGAAAAAACTATCGTTAAGAGATATGATTACATATATACCGGATTAAACACAGAAGTTTTAAACTTTGAAATTAAAATAGACTACTTGTTTTATACCGGTGGTGCACCTGCGACAGAAGCAAAAACCAAAAACGAACAAGCACCGGATCAAAAGGGTGTTGCTGAAGATCCAGCAAAGAAAACCACAACCGGCGAGGGTAATGAAAAGAAAGCGCAGACTGCGTTTCTTGGCAAATCTAAAATTAAGAAAACCCCAGACCAGTTTACTCTAATGAAGGGCGGTGCAGGATCAACCGACGTTGAACAAAAAGTTGCCGAAGCATTTCAAAATGCATTCATTAATGTAACATCTGCGGATTTGGTCAAGGTAGAATTAGAAATTATGGGAGATACGTATTGGTTAGTTGATAGTGGATTTTCAAATTACTTTGCAAAGGAATCAGAAAAATCTCCATTAATAACTGATGATGGAACGGCAAACTACGAAGGACAGGATGTATACATTTTTATAACATTTAGAACTCCTGCTGACGTTAATCAAAGAACTGGTAATTTTGAATTTAATAAAGACAAGGTTAGTCCGTTCACAGGAATCTATAGAGTTGTTAAGTGTGTAAGCAAATTTGCAGACGGACAATTTAGACAGACACTAACCTGCGTTAGATTACAAGCACAGCCTAGCGACTTTGATAGCAAACTTAAAACAGACAAAACGACTAACAAAACTGTGGAAGTCGGCGGAGAAACTAAACCACCAACTAATACTTCAGAGGCAACAAACTATGATTTTGAGGATGATTTTTATATCTAAGGATAATAATTAATGGCAATACAAAGAAGAGCACCGGCAAGAGAAGCCTACAGCAAGGGGCTGGGTGCTGGTGTACACATGGCCAGAGTAGTAAGCGTTATGGATCCTACCTTTAATGGTAGGCTGAGAGTAACACTGCTCAAGGATCAGGGTAACGATATGGGAGATGATAATCAAACCTATATCCTAAACTATGCTTCTCCTTTCTTTGGTTACACTCCTTTTGAGGCAATGGGCAAGAATAACAATGATTTTAACGACACGCAAAAATCCTACGGAATGTGGTTTGTTCCACCTGATGTCGGAGTCACGGTCTTGTGTGCATTCGTTGATGGCGATCCATCGGAAGGATACTGGTTTGCTTGTTTACCTCCTTCTTTTGCCAATCATATGGTTCCTGCTATTGCCGGAACTGAGCAAGTAGATTTAACGGCCGCAGATGCAGACAAGTACGATACTGATAGAGCATTGCCAACTGGAGAAATTAATAAAAGGAAAAATGCGGACGAACCCGAAAAAAATCCTGAAAAAATAAAAAAGCCCGTGCATCCTATTGCGGATAGATTTTTAGAACAAGGAACTCTAGAAGACGATGTGCGAGGAACAGTAACATCCACCGGCCGCCGCCAAACGCCTAATTCAGTTTTTGGAATTTCAACTCCTGGTCCCCTTGATTGGAGAGACGGATCCAAGAGAATGAATACAGGACCGTCACAAAATCAATCCTTAACAGGAGTTGCAGTTAGTAGGCTAGGCGGAACACAGTTTGTGATTGATGACGGCGATGATCGCTATGTGAGAAATACAGACGCAGGTACAGGACCTGTAAAATATATTGACGTCATTAACGGAGAGGATGCAGTCACCGGAGAAAAGACCAATTCCAAAGGACGTCCAGACATTCCGTATAATGAATACACAAGAATTAGAACCAGAACCGGTCACCAACTATTGCTGCACAATTCAGAAGATTTAATTTACATTGGGAATAGTAAAGGCACTGCTTGGGTTGAACTAACCTCCAATGGTAAGATAGATATCTATGCTGCAGATAGTATTAGTATTCATACAGAAAATGATTTGAATATCAAGGCGGACAGAGACGTTAACATTGAAGCCGGTCGAAATATCAATATGAAGGCAACGGCAGAATATGTTTCTCCGGATACACTTCATAGAAGAGATGATGACGGTAATCCTATTCCTAAGATACAGGATGGTGCAACATTTGAAGCGGGTAGAATACAAATCGAAAGTGCATTTAACACAAACATATTGATAGGCGCTAATGGTAGAATAGAAACTAGAAATTATGAAAATGCCGAAGGTGTTCCTACTGACGGTGACTTGGATATCAGCATAATTGGTAGCACAAGATTTTCTACAGGTTATGGAGTTGTTGCTCCGCATGATTACGAAGTAAAAGTTTTTGGAGACACGCTAATTAAAACCACTGGCAATTTAGATCTTAACACAGATGGAAATAATGCTTACACTGCTGGCGGAACAACAGACATTCTAAGCGGAGGCAATCATACAGAAACTGCTTCGCAGATACACATGAACGGCCCACAGGCAAGACAGGCAGAAGAAGCAGTTATAGCAAATACCATTACAGATCTGCATCTACATACTAATCTGTTTACAAACCCAGACAAGGGTTGGCCTAAACTTAGATATTTAGACGGAAAAATTAAGTCAATAATGAAGAGAGTTCCTATGCACGAACCTTGGGCATTGCATGAAAATAATTCTCCTGCGTTACAGGGTACTTCGTTTACCGATAGGGAACTAGAAGAAGGAGACGAGGAATAATATGAAGAAGATATACAATCAAAAATCAGTGGCAGTTAACAAGGCGTCTGTTGGTGATTCTAACAGCGGAGCATTTACATACAAAGGATTTAACTCTAAAAACAAGGAAAAGGGGTTCAAACTGTACGACATAGATTTGGTCAAGCAGGATATAATAAACCATTTCTATATTAGAAAGGGTGAAAAGTTAGAAAATCCTAACTTTGGAACTGTTATATGGGACATGATATTTGAACAGTTTACTCCTGAAGTTAAAAATATAATAGCAAAAGACGTAGAAACTATTATAAACTACGATCCTAGGGTAGTGGTGCAATCAGTAAGTGTTGACAGCACAGAACAGGGTATGAGGGTTGAAGCAGACCTAGTTTATATACCGTTTAACATTAACGAAAGGATGACCTTTGACTTTGACAGAAATAGTTCGGTAATAAACTAAGCAGTTAATTAAATGGGCTAAATATTACAATAGGAAATAGCAAATGAGCACCACATCAAGACAGAATAACTTAATACTAAACGAAGACTGGAAACGAATCTATCAGACGTTTAAGAATGCGGATTTCAAGTCATATGACTTTGAAAACATCCGCAGGGTGATCATTACCTATCTCCGAGAGAATTATCCGGAAGATTTTAACGATTACATTGAGAGTTCGGAATATCTTGCTCTAATTGATGCAATGGCTTTTCTTGGACAGAGCCTAAGTTTCCGTCTTGATCTTGCTTCAAGAGAAAACTTTATTGAACTAGCAGAAAGAAAAGAAAGCGTTCTAAGAATTGCAAGAATGCTAGGATATAATGCCAAGCGAAATCAAGGAGCATCTGGACTATTAAAATTTAATTCAGTTACCACAACAGAAAATATTATAGATAGCAACGGAAGAAACCTAGCCCAACAAACTGTAAGATGGAACGATCCTACGAATACTAACTGGGCTGAACAGTTTATTTTAATTCTAAATACAGCCATGTCTGAAAACACAGAATTTGGTAGAAGCCAAGGTAGTGAGACCATACAAGGAATTCCCACAGAACAGTATCGTTTTAGATCAACAACCACTGACGTTCCTTTGTACACATACACTAAGTCCGTTGCTGGTAGAAACATGACTTTTGAAGTTGTTAGTACTTCCTTCAAGGACGCTGAAGAAATTTATGAAGAAGCACCGACACCCGGCAATCAACTAGGATTTGTTTATAGACAAGACGGCAAAGGTCCTGGAAGTGCCAACACTGGATTTTACATGATGTTCAAACAAGGAAGTTTGGAACTTGCAGATTTTAGTATTGCTACTCCCACAACCAACGAGTCTGTGTCAGTCGAAAGCAGTAACATCAACAACGACGATGTTTGGCTATTCGGATTAAACAGCGCAGGCGGCCAAACAACTCAATGGACGCAAGTAAGTAATCTGGTTGGAAACAATATTGCATACAATTCAATCCTTGGAAACATAAGAAACATTTACTCAGTTTCAACACAGCAGAATGATAGAATTAATTTGTTATTTGCTGACGGAGTTTACGGAAACCTACCACAAGGAAGTTTTAGAGTTTACTATAGAGTAAGCAATGGTTTAGAATATTCTATCTCGCCTACGGAAATGAGAGGAATATCAATCGATGTAAATTATATTAACAGTGCTGGAGTTGGTCATACACTGACTATCAATCTAGGATTACAGTACACAGTTAATAATGCATCAGCAACAGAATCAACAGATAATATTAGAACTAATGCTCCTGCACTTTATTATACGCAGAATAGAATGATCACTGGAGAGGATTATAATCTTGCTCCTTTAGGCAGTTCACAAAATGTTTTAAAAGTAAAAGCAATTAACAGAACTTCAAGTGGTATTAGCAGAAATTTTGATATCATTGATGCAAGTGGAAAGTATAGTGCGGTTAATGTTTTTGCAGATGATGGATACATTTATAAAAATGAAAACGAAAGAATTCTTAATTTTAAGTATACCAGCAAGACAGATATTATTAATTTTATAAGAAATAATATTGAAGGAAGTTTCTCAGATACCGATTTATATAATTTTTATCTAACAAAATTTGAAAGAGTATTGTTCAGTGAAACTACAACGGTCTGGGAAGCAATAACAAATGATATTAACATCGGAACTGGTTATTTCAAGAATACTGTTGATAATGCATTGTTAAAGGTAGGAACTTATGCTACCAACACATTAAAATATCTAACAGTTGGAGCCAACATCAAATTTACAGCACCGTCAGGATATTCCTTTAAGAAAGGATTATTAGTTGCAACAAATTCCAGTGATATTGAACAGACTGATTATATCTGGACAAAAGTAGTAAATGTTGTAGGAGATGGAACCAATGCAGGTAGAGGTGCATTAGATACAGGCCTTGGACCGATCACTTTTAATGAAAACGTGCCAAGTGGTTCTATAGCAACTAGCATTGTTCCTAAATTTGTGAATGATCTAAGCACAGCACTAGAAACTGAAATGACTAATTTAATATTTGCTGGATTAAATTTTGGTTTAAGATATGACACTGCGAATGCTGAATGGAAAATTATTCAAAGCCAAAACTTAGATACAACAAATAATTTTAGTCTAGGTAAGGCCGGAGATACAACCAGCGAAAATTTAGACTCTTCGTGGTTAATGGCATTCATCAAAGACAATGATCAATATATTGTTAGACTTAGAGTGCTTGATTATATTTTTGGTAGTCTATCTCAGAATAGATTTTACTTTGATAAGAATGAAAGAGCCTATAATAATGTCACAGGCAAACTTATTAAAGATACAGTAAAAGTTTTGAATATTAATTCAACTATCAAATCTGCACAAAGTTTAAACAGAGATTATGATTTTGAAATTTCAGATACGATCGAATTTGATGATGGATACGAAAGTACTAAGGAAATTAAAGTAGGATTTAGTGATTCTGATAGTGACGGAGTTGTGGATGACCCTGATGCTTTTATAAAAGTAGCAGGTGAAGACGTAGATCAAAATTATCTATTTTTCCAAAGTACTGTAGATTCTTACGGAACAACAGTGTTTAATTTATTTGATAACTCTAACAACACTATACTGATTGCAGAAAAAGAAACACTAATCAATGTAAACGATTATAATGATGGACAACTAATTTACTTTACTGATATTTCGGAGAATAGAGTTAAGAAAGTGGACAGAACAACAAACACACTGGTATTGCAGAGTAACTATAGAGCAAACATTGGAAGAAGAGACATTAAATTCCAATACACTCATGCGGCAAGCGAGGATAGAAGAATAGATCCTAGCGTTACAAATATTGTTGATCTGTATCTATTAACTAAAAATTATGATACAGATTTTAGAAATTATCTTGCTGGAGCAATTGCTGAACCAGCAGCACCGACAACTGATGCTTTAAGAATTGAATTTGGTTCAACATTAAACAGCATCAAGTCCATAAGCGATGAAATTGTTTTTCATCCAGTAAAATATAAAGTGTTGTTTGGTCAAACAGCAACACCAAAATTACAGGCACAATTTAAGGTTGTTAAGAACCCAGGTAAGACTATTAATAATAATAATTTAAAGGTAAGAATTGTTAATGCAATTAATGCTTTCTTTGATATTAATAATTGGGACTTTGGGGATAGATTTTATCTAAGTGAACTAACAACATTTGTAATTAATACTGTTTCTCCGGATGTCACTAATTTTGTTATATTGCCGAGACAACAAGATCAAGGATTCGGAAGTTTATTTGAAATCCAAGGAAAGCCAGACGAAATTTTTGTAAGCGGTGCGACAGTTGATGATATTGAAATTGTATCTAGTATTACCGCTGCTGAAATTAATGTTGGCTCAGGCACAGTAGTGAGTAATACCTAATGGCTGATAAAAAATATCCTAAAAGTGATTTACCAATTAGAAAGTCGATAGACCTTCTACCGAATACCTTTAGAACAGATCCTAATAATAAATTTTTATCTGGTGTCGTTGATCCCTTTATTCAACCAGGCGCCTTAGATAAACTTTCTGGTTATGTTGGAAAGCGTTACGGAAAAACCTTTAATGGTAATGATGTTTATCTTGATACTGATCAAACACTAAGAAGTCGTTATCAACTGGAGCCAGGCGTTACAGTTGAAAAAGATCAAAACTTACAAAAGTTTTATGATTATCTAGATCTAAAGAACATGGTTAAGTTCTTTGGTAATGATATTGACAGAGACGACAAGATAACATATCAAGAACATTATAGTTGGAATCCTCCCATCGATTGGGATAAGTTTATTAATTACAGTGAATACTATTGGATGCCTGCTGGTCCACCTTCGGTGTCAGTGCAAGGACAAACGCAATCGGTACAATCAACATATAAGGTTAATCAAGGAATAGGTTCGACCTGGCTATTCACACCAGACGGCATAACAAATAATCCAACCATTACTTTATACAGAGGTCAGACTTATAAGTTTGATGTTAACTCTCCCGGAGAACCGTTTGTACTAAGAACTAATTACGATACAGGATCACTCAATTATGATCCTCTTAAGACTTACTTTCCTGGAGACCTTGCAGTATATAATTCTCAGTTATGGAGAGCCAAACAGGAAATTTCACCGCGTGATGGTAGTAGCATCGACATTGATTCTCAGGATTGGGAATTAATAGATAGTTCAGCATCTCTGGCTTCTTTAGTTTATAACCAAGGGGTTACAAATAATTCTATAGAAGTTGGAACACTAACATTTAAAGTTCCTAACAATTCGCCTGATGTAATTTATTATCAGAGTGCAACTAATCCTAATAGATTAGGTAGATTTATTATTGCTGATATTGATAGTAATACATTTATTGATGTTGAAAAGGATATTGTAGGAAAAAAATATTATACAAGTTCTAACGGTATTGAACTTTCTAACGGATTAGTATTAGAATTTAGAGGACAAGTACAGCCTGAAAAATATGCTTCGGATACTTGGTTAGTTGAAGGAGTGGGTAAAGAAATTAGATTAACAAGGTTTGCAGATTTAGTTCCTCCCGTTATTACATCTGATACTCCGGAAATACTTTTTGATAACCAAGGATTTGACACATTACCTTTTGATGATGCTCGCCAATATCCTGGTCAGAAAGATTATATCACTATTAACAGAGCAAGCAAGGATTCAAATCCTTGGAGTCGTTACAATAGATGGTTCCACAGATCTGTATTAGAATATTCATACAAAAATAGAGATAGTGATTTTGATGCTCCAGAAACAGCAAGGGCAAAAAGACCAATTATTGAATTCCATCCTGGAATACAACTTTATCAACACGGTACGGTTGCCAAGACAACTGTTGACTATGTTGACGATTATACAACTGATGTGTTTTCTACAATTGAAGGCAGCACAGGATATAGCGTTGATGGAGAGTTTCTATTTGAAGGAGCAAGAGTTCTAGTAACAGCAGATACTGACAGTCTTGCAAACAACAAGATTTATATTGTAAATTTTGTTATTCATAATGGTGTAAGACAAATTAATTTACGAGAAGCAAGCGATTCTGGATCAATACTTGATGAGTGTGTTCTTGTAAGGAGAGGAAAAAATAATACTGGTAACATGTTCTTCTTTAACGGAACAGCATGGAAACCTAGTCAAGAAAAGACAACAGTTAATCAACCACCATTGTTTAACATATTTGATGACAACGGTGTGAGTCTAGGCGATCAAGATACATATCCTGTTACTACATTTAAAGGAAACAAACTTGTTAGTTATAAAGTAGGTAACGGAACAGTAGACAAAGAATTAGGATTTGCCCTTTCGTATCTTAACATTGATAATGTTGGCGACATTCGATTTGAATGGAATTTTGATATCGATTCAATCAGTTATACAGAAAATCAAAAAGTTTATTCAAAAAAAATAAACACTTCTTATTTTAAAATTAATGGAAATTTAGATAACGGCTGGATATTAACAAATAAGAAATACCTTCAGCCAATAGTAGATTCCGTTATTGTCACAGAAGAAACATCTTCAGTTGTTTTTGATACTGTTGATTGGGAATTGTTAACTTCTGATATGGAAATTAATTTCTATCAAAATTCAGTTAAATTAGCAGATGATTCATATTCAAGAGATCAACAAAAATTTACTTTTAATAAAACATTTTTAGTTAATGATGTAATTACTGTTAAGGTTGTCGGAGAGATAGAACCCGTTGGAGGATATTATGAAATACCAGTTGGGCTTGAAAAGAATCCGTTAAACGCAGTATTAACTTCTTTTACACTAGGTCAAGCAACCGACCACATTAGAACTTCTCTAGAGTTTGATGACAGATTTACTGGATCATTACCTGGTGCAAATAATTTAAGAGATATTTCAGATTTCCAACAAAATTCGAAAAGATTCTTAAAGCATAGTGGAATTGCTGCATCAGCAGTAGCGATGATTTGTGATAGACAAATTAACTTAATTAAATCATTACAATTTGCTAAGAAGCAGTATTCTGTGTTCAAAGAAAATTTCTTAAAGAAAGCAACAGAAATACAGTTTACCAATGATGATCCTTCTAGCCAAGTAGATCAAATTATTGAAAACCTTACAAAAACAAAAACTATTAACAGTCCTTTCTCTGACTCAGACATGGTTGGTACTGGTGCATATAATCTTTTAACTTACACAGTTGAAGATATAGGAATTAAAACTTTTACTCTTAGTGAAAAATTTGATTTGAAGACACTAAGCAGACGTGCAGTTTACATTTATAAAAATAATTCACAATTATTGAATGGCAGAGATTATGTCTTTGATTCAACGTTTGGTTTTGTTAGATTAACGTTGGATCTAAACGAAGGTGATGTTATTGAAATAAAAGAATACGTTTCAACAGCATTTAGCCACATTCCTGCAACACCAACATCGATAGGATTGTATAAAAAATATACACCTATGAAGTTCTTGGATGATACCTACAGAGATCCTCAATTTGTTATACAAGGACATGATGGCAGCATCACCGTTGCATATGGCGATTACAGAGATGATCTCTTATTAGAACTAGAATACAGAATTTATAATAATATCAAACAAGAATACGATCCTAAAGTTTTTGATGTTGATGCGAACCTTGGAGGATATTACAAGAATGCATTGTTTACAAAGGATGATTTTGATAGCATAGCAAGTCAGGAGTTTTTAAGATGGGTTGCAAACACTAATCTATCATATACAACAAACGACTACTTCAAAGAAAACGAAACGTTTACATATACCTATTCAAATATGACGGATCCATCTATGTTGGAAAATATTCCAGGATGGTGGAGAGGTGTATACAAATATTTTTATGATACAGACAGACCACATCGTTGTCCTTGGGAGTGTTTAGGATTCAGCGAAAAGCCCACTTGGTGGGAAGACGAATATGGTCCAGCACCGTATACCAGTGGAAACTTAATTCTTTGGGAAGATATTAGAGATGGTATAATCAGGCATGGCGAGAGGGCAGGAACACACAAGAGATATGCCCGCACATCGATCATGTCTCATCTTCCTGTTGACGCTGACGGAATATTATTAAGCCCATTAGATAGCGGCTTGGCAACTAACTTTACTTTAATTAATAATAAGGGAAGTTTTAAACTTGGTGATATTGCACCGTCGGAATATGCTTATAGATCGAGCAGTGAATTTCCTTTTGTGATAATGATTGCGTTATCATTACTTAGACCTTTCGAATTCATAATTAGCAACTTTGATAGATCTAAAACAAAAAGAAATGCAGTTAATCAAATCGTAGATGTAACGTCAAATGTTTTTATTACATCTAATCAGATTACTCTGCCAGTTCCGGGTGTAACACAATCTTCTGGATTGAGCATGTACATTTCCAGTTACATTAAAAGTTTAGGAAATGCAATACAATCAGGACAGGATATACTTTCCAACATCAATGTAAGATTATCATCTAGATTGAACGGTTTTGTTGATAAGGATCAACAGAAATATCTTCTAGATAGCAAGAGTCCTAGTTCTTCCTCTTCTAGTATATTTGTTCCAGCAGAAAATTACAACATTATCTTTAATGTAAGTTCTCCGATTGCAAGTGTTTCATACAGCGGAGTAATTTTTGAGAAAACAGAAGGCGGTTGGATAGTCAACGGATATGATGATATTAATCCTTACTTTCCGTATTACACATCCATTGCAAATCAAAAAGATCCAACACTTTCAGTTGGCGGTGTGTCAACAACATACATTAATTGGTCGGAAAATCAAAAGTTTAATAATGGTGCAATAGTACAATACAGAAATGATTATTTTAGAGCAAAAGAAACTCATACAAGCACTAATACATTTGAATCTGATAAATGGACAAAGTTACCAGAGTTACCAGTCAACGGTGCAGTAACAGCACAGAAAAGAAGGAACTTTAATAAGTTTTCCTTAAACAAATTAAGTTATGGAACAACTTTGAATTCTATTCAAGGTGTTGTGGACTTTTTATTAGGATACGAAGAATATCTAAAAGCTCAAGGAATAGTTTTTGAAAATTACGATCCTGATAATCAAGTTATACAAGATTTTACAACTGCCTGTAAAGAATTTATGTACTGGACCAGTCACAATTGGGCAGTTGGAAGTTTAATCACAATTAGCCCCGGAGCAGAAAGATTAAAAATTTCAGTGCCTGTTGGTGTTGCTGATAATTTATTTGATGGTTTTTATGATTATAATGTCTTAACAGACAATGGAGAAGCAATACAACCTCAGAATATTGATGTTCTTAGAGATTTTCAAACATTTGTTATCTCTACAACTAATACCACGAGGGGAATATATTATCTTAAAGTAAATTATGTGTTAAAAGAACACGTAACTATATTCTCTGATAGAACAGTTTTTAATGATGTTATTTTTGACAAGCCAACAGGTTATCGTCAAGAAAGAATCAAGGTACTAGGCTTCCGTACAGTTGACTGGGACGGAGATTATACCTCTCCTGGCTTCTTGTTTGATAACGTAGATATTGCATCATGGGAACCATTTAAGGATTATAGACTTGGAGATATTGTAAACTATCAAGGTATAAATTACACAAGTAAGTATAATCACACAAGCAAAGAAGAATTTAATGCAGACAACTGGACTAAGTTAGATTCTACTCCTACCAAAAAATTGATTCCTAACTTTGATTACAGAGTTAATCAAATAGAAGATTATTTTGATGTTGATTCGGAAGGATTAAGTTCAAGCCAGCGAGATTTAGCAAGACACACTGTTGGTTATCAAACCAGAGAGTATCTACAAAATCTTGCCGAAGATCAAGTCACTCAGTTTAGAATTTATCAAGGTTTCATTAGAGAAAAAGGAACGGCAAATTCTTTAACCAAGGTATTTGATAAGTTAGGAAGAACGGCAGATACCGGAATTAAGTTAAAAGAGGAATGGGCATTTAAACTAGGAGAGTTTGGCGGTAGTGATCAATCAAATAATATTGAAATTAAATTAGAAACTGATCAATTTAAAATAAATCCACAACCGGTTATTGTGACCGAAACAGCTCAAGGAAATTTTGCTGATAGATATTATAGAGTTGACAATTCGGACTTCCTTTATGCTCCAATACCATATACTACATCTATCAACGCAACAGCAACTGACGTTGTTCAGAAAACAGCAGGTTATGTAAAAAATACTCAGGTAAAATACATTGTAAAGAATAGAGATGATATTCTAAACATTGACATAAACAACGTCAATGAAAATGATCATGTTTGGGTAACGTTTGACAATACTTCGTGGACAGTTCTAAGAATTAATTATGTTCCAGAACTTGTCATGACAGACATTGCAGCGAACAAAACTACAATCACAATTACTTTTAATAAAAGGCACGGGCTGACTGCAGGAGATATCATCGGATTAACTGATCTAGGAGACATTACTGGTTTCCACAAAATTACTTCGGTTGATGCATTTCATATTTCTTTCGAGATATCCACGGCAACGGTAGAAATAGGGTTTGAACCAAGTTCTATAAAATATCCGATATTGCTAACCAAGGCAAGATTTAACGATTATACTTCTATTGATGTGGAACATCTTGCGTTATTATCAACCGGATCAAAACTTTTTGTTGACAGAAACGAAAATGGTATATGGGAAGTTGTACAGAAAAATAAACAATACTCTCCTAAGAAACTTATCAACTACGGAACAAGCACACCGTTAAACGCAGGTAAAAAAGTAGTTTACGCCGAGGTTAGAAAACAAATAGTAAGTTCGATTACCGGTTCAGGAATAGTTGTTTGCTATCTAGAAACACCGTCAGGTTTGGACGTAAAACAAATATTAGAACCACCTGTTTCTTTTAGAGCAACAACTACTGGAACCTTTGGACAGGAGATTGCATTAAGTCCTGACAATGAATGGTTGGTAATTGGTGCTCCTTATGCTAGTGGAATTAGAAGCAATTATCAAGGAGTGTTTAGTTCGATAGAAAGTTATTCAGCCAATGATATTGTTCTCTATGCAGGACAATTATGGAAGGCAAAAACTTCTATCACAGGCGATGGAAGCACCATTAACGTTTATAGTGATGACTGGGAAATTGTTAAAAATGTACAAGCACTAGAGACAGGAACTAATGAAGGCTACGAACAGCAGGGAATGATCTCTGTATATAGGTATATTGGTAATCAATGGACATTACAAGATAACTTTGTAAGTCCAAGAGCCGACGGCGATAAACTATTTGGTAGTAAGATAGCACTTGCAAAAAATGGCAGCAATTATTCTATGGTAGTTTCTGCACCAGGAGCAAGCGAAGAAAAGGGAAGAGTTTATACTTACATCTATGATGCAACAGATGGTTGGGTACTAGATCAAAATTCTGATTATAAAGGAACTTACGAACCAGGCGGAACATTTGCAGCCACTGAAATGAAACCAGGTAGAACTTACACTATTGCTTCATCTGGTACTACTAATTTTGGTCTTGTAGGTGCTCCAAATAATTCTCCGGGCACGGTGTTTGTTTCTTTAGGACCAACAGAAGGAACGGGAACAGTAACTCAACAAACATTTTATCCTAAAGACAGTGTTGTATATTATGCTGGTAATTTATGGAAGGCATTAGCAGATAATGAAGGTGACGGTAGTACAATTACAATAGAGTCTTCGGATTGGATTAAACTAGATACCATTAATACGTTAACATCTTTACCTCAAAGTGTTAGCATCGAAGATGACGGTTCTACCCTAGCAACAGGAATTTTAACTAATTCGCAATTGGCAGAACTTATTAAAGCCGGAGATAAATTTGGTAGTTCTGTTGCATTAGATTATACAGGAAACACTCTTGTAATCAGTGCCGTGGAGGCTGATGGACAATATTTTGCAAACTATAGAGGAAATTGGCAGGCAAACTTTGAATACATCCAAGGAGATGTTGTAAAATATCAAAACGGTTATCATAGATTAGATAACATAGGTAGTAATGCAGTTGGGCCTGACAGTTCAATTAGAAGTTACAACCAACCACCTGATAGCGGTTATCCGTGGGTTAATGTTGGCGACAGTTCATCAGAATCTGTAGGTAAGGTTTTCATCTATAAGAAAAATGAACTAGGATATTATTATCTAATACAAACTATTACGGCAGACTCATTAGCAGAGATTAGTGACCTAGCACAAACGGAAACTATCAACAGCGGAGATCAATTAGGCTATGCTGTATCAATTGATCACAGCGGTAATACTTTGGTAATTACAAGTCCTAAAGCAGATAGAAACTATCAGAATCAAGGAAGTGCGTACATCTTTAAGTATGAAACAGATTCTAGTGAAAACAGATTTAGATTAAAACAAAAAATTGATAGTTACGGAAAATATCCAAATGAATATTTTGGACAAAGTGTTTCTATATCACCTAGCACAAATAAAATAGTTGTAGGTGCAAATAACACAGGATATAATTTACCGATTAGATTTGACGAAAGTCAAACATCATTTGATACTTCTAAAACAACATTTAAAACATACGGCGGTTATTCTGGAGCAGTTTATGTTTATGAGAAAAAAGGAGATTTGTATTTCCTAGCAGAAAAACTACAAGACGATCTTTCACTTAATGAATCTTTTGGTTATTCAGTTCATGCTTCTGCAGATATTATTTTAGTTGGATCGCCTGATTATATTGAACCAACCACACACGGTGCAACACTAGATTTTAGTGGAACTGCTGTTGGTATGGTTAGACTTTTTAGAAAACAGTTAGGTATTAATTCTTTAGAAATAATTGGTCAACAAACAGAAAAAGTTGATTTAGAATCGATCAAGAGAATTGCACTTTATGATACAACAACTGATACAAAGATACAGGATCTTGAAGTGTATGATCCTGCTAAACTAAAAATCTTAAGAGAAGCAGAAAGAGAATTGTCTTTTAAAACTCCGTATGATCCTGCAACATATAATGTAGGTATTGACGGAGTCACGGTTGATTCGAGCATTGCTTGGTATGATAAGAATGTTGGAAAATTATGGTGGAATATTTCAACAGCCAAGTGGATTGATTATGAGCAAGGAGATACTGCTTATAGATTAGCAAACTGGGGTAAACAAGCCCAAGGTTCAAGCATTGATGTTTATGAATGGGTAGAATCACCATTGCTACCAAGCGAGTGGTCATCAGTGGCAGATTCAACTGAAGGTTTGCAGTTAGGAATAAGCGGCCAACCTTTATACCCTGATGATACAGTTTATAGTTATAAAGAATTTTTAAATGTAAACACCGGCTTAGTTAGTGAAACAAAATACTATTACTGGGTAAAAAATAAAACAACGATTCCTTCAAATACGAAAGGCAGAACAATTTCGTCAGCATCCGTTGCATTATCAATCAGCGACCCGTCGACGGTTGGAAACACCTACATAGCACTGGCTGATTCAAATAAAGTGTTTTTCTATAATTACAGAGCAATTGTATCTGGTGATACAACAATTTTAAACATAGAACACTACACTGACAAAAGTGCTAAGAATGCAATTCATAACGAATATCAATTATTAACCGAAGGTGTTGCTGACAGCGTTCCACCTAAAAAATTAGAAACAAAATGGATTGATAGTTTAATAGGATATGACAAACAAGGAAACAGAGTTCCTGATCCTGCTATACCTGCAAAACAACAATTTGGTATTGGCTTTAGACCGAGACAAAGTATGTTTGTCAATAGAAAACAAATTCTAAAACAAACTATTGAAACCGTTAATGGAATTCTTAAGAAACAACCATTTGCTAACATTATTAGTTTTGATAATTTAAACTTGTTTGACGCCCAGCCTGATACAAGTTTATATCTGTATGATGTTAGTGTATCAACTTTAATTGATTTAGAAACTGTTGGTACAGTTAGAGTAGAACAAGCACAACTTACTCCTAATATCATAAACAATGAAATTAGTTCTGTTAATATTGTTAATCCTGGTTTTGGATATAGACCACAAGAAATATTTGACCAAGAAATTGCAGGAGTATATGCAGGTCCTGCCGTTACTATTGAAGGTGATGGTACTGGAGCAGAAGCAGTATGTCATATAGATGGTCAAGGTAGAGTCACTGCTGTTGTTGTTACCAAACCTGGTAAGAATTACACATATGCAAATGTTTCCGTAAGAAGATTTTCTGTCTTAGTCGAAACAGACAATACAGCAAATAACTATTGGTCAATCTATGCCTGGGATAATGTTAGAAAATCTTTCTTCAGAAGTTCCTCACAAGGATTTGATACTAGAAAGTATTGGTCCTATGCCGATTGGTGGAAAACAGGATATGGTCCTACATCTAGAGTAACAACAGAAATATCTGACGTTTCCAAAGAACCAACAATCATTACCGAGATTGGTGATCTTATTAGAATAAAAGAATATGGTTCCGGCGGCTGGGCAATTTTTGAAAAGATGTCTGATTCCAGCAGTGTTCCTTTAGGAAACTATCAACTAGTTGGAAGGTTCAACGGAACAATACAGTTATCTAATACATTGTATGATATTACAACAAGTGGTATAGGTTTTGATAATAACGTGAGCTTTGACACAGGATTGTATGATTTAGAACCAACGACAGAATTAAGAAATATTTTCAAAGCAATCAAAGAGGATATCTTTATTGGTGATTATGACATTCATTGGAATGAAATATTCTTTAATTGTGTCAGATATGTAATGCATGAACAGACTTACGTCGACTGGGCATTTAAGACAAGTTTCTTGAATGCTACACACAACGTTGGTGATTTTAAAACAACTACTAATTATAAAAACGATAACTTAGAAAGTTTTGAAAGTTATATTAGCGAAGTAAAACCATATCGAACAACGGTTAGAGAATATGTAAGTAGATATGATTCGATACAGACTAATCCTATTTCAACAACAGACTTTGATTTACCAACTGTATATTCTCAAGAATTAGGGAAGTTTAGTACTATAAATCAATTCAGCACAGAACTAAATTCTTATCCTTGGAAATACTGGCTTGATAATAATGGATATAGTATTGTTCAAATAGTTATATCTAAACCTGGTAGTGGTTATACTAGTGTTCCTAAGGTAGTAATTGAAGGAAACGGATCAGGTGCAATAGCACAAGCATTTATTTCTAACGGTAAAGTTTCTGGTGTTAGGATGATACAGACAGGATCCGGATATACTAAAACTCCTACAATTTCATTAGTTGGAGGTAACGGTAGTTCAACGGATATTGCAAAAGCAGTAGCAGTTCTTGGAGAAACAAAAGTTAGAACTTTTGATATCAATATTAAGTTTGATAGAATAAACAAGACTGGATACTACAATAACTTTACAGATACTCAAACGTTTACCGCTAACGGGCAGACAGCAATATTCGATCTAAAGTATGCTCCGACTAGAGATAAGTCAAAAATCACTATTACTAAAAACAATGGTGTTGTGCTAGGAAGTGATTATACAATCAATCTCTATAAAAATAGCACTGATGACTTTAATGTTCTTAGAGGAAGGATTGTTTTTAATATTGCACCGGATGTTGGAGATATTATAAAAGTAACTTACGAAAAGAACGACGAATTATTTGATGCTGTTAATAGAATTAACAAATACTATGCTCCGGTAGAAGGAATGAAAGGAGATGACTTGGGTCAATTAATGACCGGAGTTGATTTTGGTGGTGTACAAATTCAAGGAACCACATTTGATGTTACAGGTGGTTGGGACGCACTTCCTTGGTTTACAGATAGTTGGGATAGTGTTGAAGCAAGTGCGGATTATTATCATGTATGTGACGGAAGCACAGAAGATGTGACACTTCCGTTTATCCCTGCCGACGGACAGGAAATTAATATCTATCTTAAGCGTGCAGGTGAGGGAACCCTACCAACAATTGATAATTTACAATACAGCGAAAGCGTAAAGAATCCACCAGTAATTAGAATAGATGATCCTTTCTTCTTTGACGGAAACGACTCTTCAACGTCTACAAGTCCAAATGCACAAATGCCAACATTTGTCGGAGATGGTTCAACAAGTGTTATTGAGATAGGTCGTTATATTACAACTAATGATGGCGATATCTTAATATTTAGACCACAGGAAAGCGACGGTAGTGTAACCATTACTGATCCTAATATTGTTGATACAAATGTAAGTGGCGGAACATTATCTGCAATTGATCAAGCATATGTAACTGCTTCGGGAATTTCTGCAGAAGAAATACAGATCGAAGGCGGAAGATTTATAGGACCAGATCAAGTTCCTGCAACAGAAGAAAATATTCCTGGACAGGTACTAGACAGCCTTAGCATTAAGGTTTATCAAACTACTAATGACGGTGTTGCTCCGATTCAATCAAAAGTTATTATTTCAGACGGATCAACAACAACATTTGATGCTGGACAAAAAGTTTTTGAAAAGAAATCTGTGCTAGTCTATGTAGATGGTATTAGAAAAGAATTAGGAACAGATTATAATATAGAAGGTGATCGAACCGTAGAATTTGTTATAGCACCCGATGCTAATAAGAAGATTGAAATTATTTCTATAGGATTAGGAGGAGTTTCTCTGTTAGACTATCAAGAATTTGTGGCAGATGGAGAAACAGGATTATTCTTAACAAATGCTCCGTATGAATTAACAAGTAGTGTATTTGTTACAGTCAACGGTGTTGAAACAGATGTACAATTTACGAATAGTACCGGAGTTGTGGATACTGTTGGAAGAACATTAGTGCAGTTTGGAATTATTCCTTCTTCAAATTCTATAATTAAAATTATTTCTTTAGGTTCTTCGACAGATGTTGACTCTAGTAACTTATCAATTGTAAGGGTGAATAAGCAAACAACAATTTATAATGGAGTTGATAGAAATTATAATCTAGACAATTTTGTTGAACTAACAAGAGATAGTTCTTTGTCCTCGATGATAGTTGAAGTCAATGATGTCAAATTAAATGGACCTGACACCGTTTATGAAATATATGACGGTACAACTAATTCTTATACGCTAGGACAGGACCCTAACGAATCAGCAGGTGCAATTCTTTCTGCAAACATCAAGGTGTTCGTTAATGGTGAAAGAAAAACATTCATCCAGGATTATGTATATGATGGTACTACAAAGATATTAACATTTACCACAGGACTTCTTAATACCGGTGATGTAATTAAAATTGAAAATAACTTAAGAAGTGAATACTCGATTAGTAACGGAGATATTATAATTTCAAATGATGTTTCTCTAACTAATGGCGATGAAATTGTTATTACATGGTTTAATGAATATCCTAGCATGAAGATAGTAAGCGATGTTGCTGTTGGTGGGAAAGTTAATTACCAATTACCATTTGTTCCACTAGGAGTCGATTATGTTTGGGTTTATAAAAACGGAGTTAAATTAATACAGGACATCGATTATCATGTGTCATTGCCTAGAGGGGTTGTTTACCTTGAGGTAGCAAATACAGATTCTGATACAATTAGCATCACCACGTTTGGTGCTGATATTTACAGATTACCTAGTGCTTACGAAATCAATAAGGATATGCTGAACGTTTACAGATATAATCGCTACAGCAGAAACGAAGTTAAACTTGCTAAGAACTTAAATTACTACGATCAAACAATTGAAGTAAATGACGCCAGCGGTTTATATCAACCTGTAAGAAATAGAAATATTTCAGGAGTTATTGAAATAAACGGAGAAAAAATCGAGTACATGACAGTAACTGGAAATGTTCTTGGACAATTAAGACGTGGTGTTCAAGGAACAGCAATAAAAGAATTGCATAGTATTGAAGATTTTGTGATAGATCTAGGACCACGAGAGGCACTACCATATGCAGAAACACAAGATAGAACTGATTTTATAGGTGATGGAAGTAGTTTGCTGATTGGTCCGTTGGATTTTGTTCCTATAAAATCTACAGTAGGTACTTGGAATGCCACTAGTATTCCAACAGATTATGGTAGATGCGATGTTGTTGAAGTATTTGTGGGTGGTAAGAGACTTAGAAAAACACCACTTACAGTGTTTGACGAAACAATTGGAGCAATAAGTCCAGCCGGAGATAGAGAATTAGAAGCAGAATTTTCGGTAAATGGAACAGATCCATACATTAGATTAACCGTTCCTGCAACTGCTGGAACTAGAATAACTGTAATAAAAAGGACAGGACAAGCATGGTATGATAGAGGCACAAGCACCGCTAGTGCTGGCGTAACACTACTTGCTAATAATACTCCAATTAGTAAGTTCATTGCTGCCAAGAGTACCAAGTTACCTGAATAAATACACTATGAAACGTGAAGAGAAAGATATGCCAAAGGAAAACATGCAAGATAAACAGACACCTAAACCTGCTGTAAATGAAACCGGAGGGTTTCATTTTGAAGGACACATTAAGATTTTTGACCCAGAAACTGGAGAAGTTTTCCAGGACAAGCGCAATGCTATTCATTACGAGAATATGAGCGTTGCTATGGTACAATCGCTGTCAAATCAGGGATTAGGAACACTATATGAAATGGCGTTTGGATCAGGTGGAACAACTGTCGATCCTACGGGCCTAATCACGTATCTTACTCCAAACACAGTTGGTATTAATTCGAGTTTATATAACCAAACATACAAAAAAGTTATTGATCAAAATGCAACCACGAACGTTGACCCGACTAGAAATAAAATGGAAATTAGGCATGTCAGTGGAGCAACATACAGTGATATCGTTGTAAGTTGTTTACTAGATTACGGCGAGCCAGACGATCAAGAGGCATTTGATAACAGTGTAAATCTAGACGGTAACTTTGTTTTTGATGAACTAGGCTTAAAATCATACAATCCAAACGGAGATGGTAAGTTGTTAACACACGTTATCTTCCATCCTGTGCAAAAATCATTGAACAGATTATTGCAAATTGATTACACGATAAGAGTTCAAAGTTTAACAGGTTTTAACGAGGGGTAATAGATGCCATATATTGTAAATTTTACAGACAGCGAAAACAAGTCACCTATTACCGTTTTCGATAATACGTCAAGTCAGGATACCAGTCTAACATTTCCAGGACGTAATGTCACAGGGTATGGACAGATTATCGCTGAAAACTTTCTAAGCCTTTTAGAAAATTTTGCTTCAGCAAGCCAACCAGTTAATCCTGTGGAAGGTCAATTGTGGTACGATACCACAAATGGTGTTTTACAATTATACGATAACACAAACTGGAAGGCAGCATCAAACATTCAGAAAGGACCAACTGAACCATCGGTTGCTAATTCCAAGGTTGGTGAATTATGGGTTGATACTACAAATCAACAATTAAGAATTTATACTGGATCAAGATGGTTGCTAGTTGGACCAAGCGAGAGTGCAATTGACGGTAAGAGATATGGTCCTGCAATTGAAAAGATTGTTGATCAGGACAATTTTGATAGAAACGTTTTAACATTTTATATTGCTGACACACCTGTAACAATACTTTCTAGAGATACATTTACTCCTAAGATTGAAATTAAAGGTTTTGATCAAATTAAGGCAGGACTTAATATTGCAACTCCTGCAAACGCAAGTGAAAGATTAGAATTTGAATCAATTTTCTTGGGTGGAGAATTACCTAAGTTAATTGGTACTGCTTCAAATGCAGATGCATTGAACATTGGCGGCGTAGAAATTGCTGCTGCTAAATTTTTAAGAAGTGATGTAACCAACACAACAGAATTTGGTTTTAACATTAGAAATAACCAAGGTTTAACAATTGGTCTTGATGGAAACTTTCAGTTAACAACATCAGCAACTTCTGCAAAAATTTATAACAGTGCTGCTGGTAGTTCATTAGACCTACAGGTAAACAGAAACGGTATTCCTGATACAATTTTAAGAATTTTAGATGATAAAGTTGGCATTAACGTTGCCGCTCCTAATAGCGAATTAGACGTTGACGGAGACATTGGCCTTACTGGATCTCTAGTAATTACTAATACAACTGAAACTATTAACTTAAACACAGGTAGTATTAGAACAGACGGCGGCGCAGCAATCAAGAAGAGTGTTAGAATAGGACAGAATCTTAATGTTGATGGAGCCACAAATACAAAAAACATTTTACCTACGGCAACTGAAACTTATGATCTAGGTTCGTCAGCACTAAGATGGAATAATGTCAGAGCAAAAACAATCATCGCTGATGAAATTCAAGGTACAATCAGCGGTAACATCACTGGTAATGCTAACACCGCAACTAACTTAAGAAATGTTACTAATTTTACAATGGCAGGCGATGTTGTTTCTAGTGGTTTTACTTTTGACGGTATTGGTGATGCTAAAGTCTTTAATACACAATTAACTGCAAACATCATTACAAATAAGAGTGCTCCGTTGCCTAATAGATCGGCAGGACAGGATCAAATACTTGTTTATAGAGCCAACCCTGAGAGAGCAAGTTCATCAGTTGGTCTTTTAAAACAAACACGAGATACATTTGTAGGAGATTTAGGAGTTCCAATAGGAGCAATATTACCTTACTCCGGCCCAACAGCACCTTATGGTTATTTACTATGTGACGGCGGTGAAGTTGAAATTGCAAAATATAGAACATTGTATGATGTTATAGGAACAAGATATAACGGTAGTGCTGCACTCAATGGTGCTGCTGGTAAGACGTTTAGAGTTCCAGACCTAAGAGGTAGATTTGCCCTTGGTAAGCATAACATGGATAATAATATCGATGTTCCAAACGATGTCGGTGGAACGGTAGACAACGGTGGCGGATCACCAGTTCCAGCAAGAATTTCGGGTACAGAACCAGAAACATTAGCAGCATCAAGTGGTTCAAGTTCTGTAACATTAACATTGTCCAATTTACCAGAACACTCGCACACATTACAAGGTGATGGCGAACAGTTCTATGCAGTTAGGGTTGACACTGCTCCTACGATTAGTTCAGTATCAAATAATGGACCAAATAACCCAGGCGAGGCGCAATACTTACCAGACACCGGAGGAATTAAGAAACCTACAGGAACTGTATTAGGTTCTGCGGTTGGTATAATGAACCCTTACTTAACATTAAATTATATTATTAGATCAGGACCACCTGCATTCGAAACAATAGGAACGTAATAGATGGCTTATCAGATTAATAAAACAGATGGAACAATTGTAGCAACGGTAGCAGACGGCCAGGTGGATACTATTTCCACAGACATTACGCTTATTGGTAAGAACTACAGTGGTTTCGGTGAAGCACTTAATGAGAATTTTATCAAACTGCTTGAAAATTTCTCGAGCACCACACAGCCAACAAATCCTATTAAGGGTCAGATTTGGTTTGATGGAACTGAAAATAAATTAAAAGTATACAGTGGAACTGCATTTGTACCTGTAAGTTCTGCAACAATTTCAAACACACAGCCTACAACATTAGGTGTTGGTGACCTTTGGTTCAACGATACACAGAAACAATTATATTTCTTTGACGGCACTACAACGATTTTATTAGGACCTGACTATTCAGAAACACAGGGTGTTAGTGGATTTAGAGTTTCAAGCATACTTGACTCATTAAACCAAACTCGTGTTATTACACTATTATATAACAATGGTGTCTTACTTGGAATTTTCAGCAAGGATTCATTTACTCCTAAAAATGCAATAGAAGGTTTTACAGGAAGCATTGCACCCGGATTCAATCAAGGAACACTAGCAGGAATGAAGTTTGATGTTACTGTTACTAACTCGGAGAAGTTAGGATCGGTTGACGCAACAACTTATGCAAGGAGAGATACATCAAATCAGTTTGCAGGACAGATTAGAATTAATTCTGATCTAGGAATTGTGTTTGGTGCAGGTGACCAAGGTAACCTTACAGTTGATACCAACGGTAATGTATTCTTTTCAAACTCAGCATCGGACAAGACTCTTACAATTAATGTAAGAAAGGGCATTGTTCAGGAAGAAGCAATAATCATTGATGCGGCGGATAGAAAGATTAGTCTCTATGACGGATTTGCAGGTAGTGAAGTTGTCATGGGAGGCGATGTTGAGATCAAGGGTAACACAATAATTAGAGGTCAGTTAACCATCGAGGATGGAGACATACTTGCTCTTAATACACAAAATTTAGTTGTTGAAAACAAACAAATTGAATTGGCACAAACAGGTGATGCCTCAACAAACAGTGATACTGTTGCAGATGGAGGCGGGATAGTTCTTAAAGGTCCGGCAGGAAATATCGATCATGTATTACTTTGGTCAAATCTAGGACTAGCGTCGACGGCAAGAACACCAACACTAGCAGCACAATCTTGGACTTCATCAGAACACATTAACCTTGCAACGGGCAAGGCATTTAAGATTAACGGTGTAACAGTACTTGATGGTAGCAGCCTAGGAACAGGAATTACTAGCATTCCAGGTGTGACATCCTTTGGTACACAGAACGTTGTTAACATTGGTGCTTCACCTCCGACTGCTGACATGAAGTTACAGACCGATCCCGGTAGTAGTAAGCCTAGAATCACAACATTGATATCAAACAGTGATTTGGAACTAGCACCGGACGGTACCGGTAATGTTGCACTAATAGGTAGTCCAAAAATTACAGGACTAGCAGATCCTACTGATTTGCAGGATGCGGCAACCAAAGAATACGTTGACAATGTACTCGAATCAAGAAGCCTTGCGTTTTCGATGGACCTATCGGACGGTAAACCAAACAGTTATATTGCTTCAAGCATTTTAGCAGCATTGGCACCACCAGCAGAATATAGAAACGGTACCATAGCAAGAATTTTATGTACAACACTTTCAAATTCAACTACGAGTTTGAACATTAATCCGTTGTTAAGCGAAACCACAGCAGAATTTGATACACCTACGGGAACAGCCTACGCAATCACAAACGTTGCGTTTTCATCAGCAACAATTTCTGCACCTACCATTACAACAACTAGAATTATTAAAACATTCCAATTGTTGGCAGGAGCATGGAGTTATGTTTCTGAGGTAGTATTACCATAAGGATGAACAGGAGCGTTAAATGGCATATGTAATTAATAAGAGCGATGGAACAGCGTTTACCACACTAGAAGACGCTACCATTAATACCGATTCTAGTCTTGTTCTGGTAGGCAGAAATTACATAGGTTATGGTGAAGCACAAAATGAAAACTTCCTGTTCCTATTAGAAAATTTTGCAAATAGCTCAGCACCGGCAAGACCAATCGCAGGACAGTTATGGTTTGATACCACAGTTAATGTTCTAAAGGCATATGATGGTACAAAATGGGTAGCAGTTGGATCAGCAGCAATTTCTGCAACACCACCAGTTAACCCACCAGCAGGATCATTTTGGTTTAAAACCCCAATCAATACTCTACACACATGGGACGGAACACAGTGGGTGTTCATTGGACCAGAGGCAGTGGAAGGTTACGGAACGACAAGAGCAAGAAGCACGACATTGCTTTCAGACACAGGAATTACGTATCCGGTAATACTATTAACAGTTAGTGACTTAGTAGTTGGAATAATATCAACTGGATCTTTTACAATAGCAAGTTCAAATGCCATTGCAGGATTTAGCAGCCTGGATGCAGGAATAACACTAAGCACCTCGTATAATTTTAAGGGCAACATCAATGGAAATGCTTCAACGGCAACGGCACTTGACACGCTCAGAACAATTAACGGAATAGGTTTCGATGGAACACAGAACATCACAATTAAGGCAAGCACCACAAACAAATTAATAGCAGGTGATTATTTACTTGGAACTGATTTCGACGGTGGAACGCAACAAACATGGAGCGTTGATGCAACAGCGGCCAACTCCATTGGCAAGATAGTTGCAAGAAACGCATCCGGCGGATTTAGTGCAGGATTAATCACAGCAAATCTAGCAGGCGATGTAACTGGAAACGTTACAGCATCGACAGGTACTTCTAGGTTTAACATAGTTGAAGCAAACACCTTTGTTGGTGCAACACTAACAGGTAATGCTTTCAGCGCAACAAAACTAAGAACTGCACGCAATATTAATGGCGTTCCTTTTGATGGACAGTCTGATATTACCGTAACTGCCAGCGCCAGAACACTAACTGACACAGCATTGGCTGCTGGTATCGTTAGTTCACAATTAGAGTCAGTAGGACTTTTAAACAAGTTAGATGTTAATGGTTTAGTAACCGTAAGCAGTAATTTTACGATCGGAGCATCCGGCAGCGATACAAATTTAACCGCAACAAGAGTACTACGCTTAACAGCAAATGATGGAACCGATACTTCAGTAGTTGATCTAATTTCACCAGACGTTTCAAGCCTAGCAGGATATGGAGCCAAGGGTGCAATCATTCCTAACGTGGATCAGGATCTTGATCTAGGTAAGAGTGGAAGAAAGTGGGACAAAGTCCATGCAAATACATTTGTTGGAGACCTACAGGGTAATGCTGATACGGCCACTCTCGCAACTACCGCTACAAATCTTGCGGGCGGAGCCGCAGGCTCTATCGCTTACCAGACTGCGTCTGGAACTACCGCGCTGCTCCCTGCGGGATCGCCTGATCAGGTTCTTGCATCTCGAGGAACTGCTGCACCACCTGTATGGGTTGATAACGTTTATGAATCGTCACAAGCAGTTAAATTAAAAACTTCAAGAACTATCAATGGTGTAAGTTTCGACGGTACTGCGAACATTACAATAACTGACAACACAAGAGTAGCACTTGCCGGTGATACCATGACAGGTTTCCTAACCCTTCATGCTAATCCTACAGCAAATTTACATGCAACTCCAAAGCAGTATGTTGACAGTGCGATAGCAACAGCAATTGCAACAGTTCCAACACCACTCTGGGCAGGTGCAACGACACTATCAAATGTCACATCGACGTTTGCTGGTTATGCAGCAGGAACGAGAGTTTCATTCTGGAATGAAAGAGTTTACAATGCACCGAGATACGGTAACGGTGGTGCGGCAACTGTATATGATAGATACAAAGAGACCGTTGAAAAACAGTCTAATGGCACGTGGATAACGGTAGGATAAATATTGATATGAATAGGCAATCAGCACTAGCACAGTTTAACAAACTCAATAAGAAATTCACAACAGTCTTGGCATTGATCGAAGATCAATCCTTGTTAAATCATGACCTCTATCTTTACAGAGAAATTGAAATTGACATTAATAATGAAAATGTCAGAGGAACCTACGACAGTTATGAAATTTATGATGTGAATGCAACTCCTCTAATGACAGAGGATCTGTTAAACACCATGGCTAGAAATAGAATAGTTGAAAAATATCCTTTGGAATCTCAACTAAGCATCTTGGGAAGTGTGTTAGAACAGGTTGCTGATGCAAATGCAATCAGTTGCAATGAATTAAAAGAGATGAATGACTTCATATCGGAAGTTAAGCGTGTAAACGGAATTAGAAAAGAATTTTACAGAACGAATTCTCAATTTGAATACAAGAGTACCGAAGATATTGATGCAGAAATTGCAGAAAAATATGAGGGTGCTATTCAGGAATATGGTGATGACATACGTGATCTCTAAATATCTAGATAAGGAAACAGCGGCCAAAGCCAGAGAGTACGCTGAACAACTTGAAGAACCTAGATGGATCAGAAGATCATCGATGCCTACTCCTAGACAGGTTGACGGTTCGACCTGTGCATATGATTTTTGTGGGCATTCTCAAATGCCTAAGCACATAATTGAATTTTATAAATCGATCGCTCCTTTTTTTGAGGATCATAGGCTTGCAGAGATAGCCATAAATAGATACAAGATCGGTGATTACCTTGGTAAGCACAGAGATGTTGATTATTATAGAAAGAATTTGGTCATCTCGTTACAGGACGGTGATGATGGATTGATCATAGATGACGATAATGAATTTATTAAGGATTCTATGGGACAGGGAGTTTGTATTGAGGGAATAGGACCGGTGCACAGTGTTGCACCTGTAAACAACAAAAGATATTCTTTGGTTTATCTTTACGAGTAGGGAAATATGTATACACTTAGAGACGCATTAAGTTCGGATAATTTAGCAACATTAAACACACTAAGATCAGGTGTGGACTTTGTATCAACTAGAACACGATTGGGTGCTAACAGTTTTGACAAATTAAGTGTTTATGAATATTCGAAATGGAAAAATTGGACCAGAGAACAGAGAGCTAGTTTTAAGGCTTGCTTCTCAGAGGCTGATATCAGCAAAGCGGTCATAGGATACTTTCTAAAATTTCCGGCAAACACAGGATTTTTAGATGAAATGAATGCTTGGCAGGATGCAACATCAGCAGGAACTATTGTGGCATACAGCCTAACAGCAAATAACAGCATTACGATAGATAATCAAGCAATTTCCGTAGAACAGGGCAAGGGAATAGAGTTTTCCCTAGCACAATTGCACTCTGTAAGTGCTTCTTCCACGGAAGGTAACTGGGCATGCTTAATGCTTATGAAGTAAAAAACGATAAATACAAGTGAACTAGGAAAAACGCAAAATGGCATACCAAGTAGATAAATTTAACGGAACATTTTTAACGTCTGTAGAAGACGGAACCATCGATACAACCACGGATTTGAGATTCGTTGGTAAGAACTATGCTGGTTACGGCGAGGTGCAGAACGAAAACTTCCTGCATTTATTAGAAAATTTTGCAAACACCACTAGTCCTCCAAAGGCAGTAGAAGGTCAAGTTTGGTATGACAGCGGAAATAAAAAATTAAAATTTTACGATGGTACAAAATTTAAGTCTGCAAGCGGAGCAGAAACAAGTGCAACAGCACCTGGAGGTTTAGGTTCTGGAGATTTTTGGTGGGATACTTCTGCCAAACAGTTATATGCATATGACGGAGCAGCATTTGTACTAATTGGACCAGAAGCATCACCAGATCTAGGAACCAGCGGTGTTACAGCACAAGTAGTCAAGGATACAGGAAATACCAACCACTCAATTCTAAAGGTATTGGCTGGCGGAAAGACGGTAGCAATTGCTTCACAGACAGCATTTACACTTAATAGTTCTGTTAATCCTATAGATGATTTTACAGCAATTAAGAAAGGTATTACATTAGCCAACACAGATACCAACGGTATCAGTTCTAATGATTATGTTTATTGGGGAACAGCATCAAACGCACTTAGACTTGGCGGATTCCCAGCGTCAGATTATGTTACAAAATCTTCAGTTGAATTTAACACAACTGTTTTCTTTGATGATGATGGATTTAAAGTTGGTGATCAGAGAGATTTATTTGTTTATGTTGAGTCAGGTGACCAACCTAGAATTAATAGTTTATTAGGTAATCCCATTGATCTAGTAGTTACAGATGGTGGAGTTGATTATAAATCTTTACAGGTAACATTGAGTGGAATTAGACCCGGCACAGACAACACATTTGACTTAGGTACTTCTAGTTTAAAATGGAAAGATGTACATGCAGGAGATGTGTATGCAAATCTTACAGGTAATGTTACAGGTAATACGGTAGGAACACACACAGGAAACCTACTAGCAAGTGATACACAAATTATGGTAAATGCAACAACCAAGGAAATTGGTTATGCAAGTGCTACATTAAAAGGAACTTTGATCGGTAACGTTAGCGGTAACGTCACAGGTACAGCATCAAACGCTACCCAATTAAACAATATTTCACCATCTATTGGTGTTCCAAGTCCTTTGACAACATCTATTCCTGTGAGAGATTCCAGCGGCGATATTACTGCAAATCAGTTTATCGGAACTGCAAATCAGTCAGATAAACTTGATGTTGATGGTACTTACAGAGTAGCAGATACGGATCCTGTGGCAAACACAGTTGCAGCAAGAGATAGTTCAGGTAACTTGGAAGCAGTTTTATTCGAAGGAACTGCTACAGCAGCGAGATATGCTGACCTTGCAGAAAAATATTTAACAGATAAAGTTTATGATGCAGGAACAGTAGTTTCGGTTGGAGGAGCACAGGAAGTGACTGAAGCCAAAGAAGGCGATAGAGCACTTGGTGTAATTTCAGCACAACCTGCTTTTATGATGAACGCACATCTAGCAGGCGGACAGTTTGTAGCACTTAAAGGAAGACTACAGGTTAAGGTAGTTGGAAAAGTTAAAAAGGGTGACAGACTCGTAGCAACTGATAATGGATGTGCTAGAGTATCACAAGCATCGCCTGATGTATTTGGAATTGCCCTTCAAGACAGTTATCTCGAAACTGAAAAAATGATTGAAGCGGTAGTTCTATAATGGCAAATATTTTCGCAAGTGACCTCAACACGATTAGAACTAAAATTGCTGATGTCCTAGGACCAGGTGCCAATACCTTTGGTTATGGACAGACAGTTTATAGTTCAGCAGTTACATCTGGACAGTTGATCGAAAAAACAAACTGGGACGCAGTTCGATTTGATATTGTAAATGCGTATATCCATCAAACAGGAAATACTCCTAGTACAATTATAGTAAGCACGGCCGATACAATTAACGATGATGCCAGTGGAGCATATCAAAATTATGATTATTATGCTGATGTTCTAAGAAATAATAGATTTGATGTAGCAACAGGACAATATACGATCTCGGCAATTGATTCAAAATCAACAACTGCAACATGGAACACAACTGCATCTTCCGAACTTACAATTACATTTGGTTCATCGGTAGAAGCAAGATACTTTTTTAACTCGGGAGGAGCGATTAGAGTATCAAGTTCGCTTACCGGAGGAACAACAGCACAGGCAAATGCTTGGACCAATCTATTATTATCAGCCGGAGATCAGGATTTCGTCGGCGACTTAATAGCATCCAATGGATTTTATACACTAACTAATTCATATCAATCATATTATTCTATTGCTGCCAGTACTCCATACAGTGCAAATACATATAGATTAAGAGCAAAATGTGATGTTGCTGATAATTCTGCAGGAACTGCAACTATTGTTTATATACAGGCAGAATTGGTAGATTCATACGTAGATCCGGGACCAGGAGGTCCTCCATATACAGGAGATCTTGTAGATGGAACACTAGTAATAACAGCACAAGAACTAAGAGCAACAGGAACATTGCAACCAACAGGTGATCCTTTCACAGTAAATCCGCCAGATTCTTACAGCATGTCAACAATTAGTGTCACGTAATTCTTTACCGATAAATACGTTTGAGGTAGATTATGGCTGGTATTAATACAAAAATAGACAAAGACGATTATAACGCTATTCAGTCGGTTATTGCTAGAATTTTGGGAGTTGGATCTGCTAACAGCGGATACGGACAAACAGTACTCAGTTCGCAAGTAACGGTTTCTGACGCAGTAACGGTTAATGAATATGCTGCACTTCGTTATGATATCATTAATGTAAATAAACACATCTTCAATGCAACTCCATCTGGAATAAATGATCAAACCATTGGAGCAAAAGTTAGATATGATGCTGCCAATGCCCCTATTAACTATTGGCTTTCTATTGCAAACTCACTAGACACTGTACGTTTAACACTTGCTCCTGCAGGACAGCGTGTTTCGATAAATCACGGAACAAACACTTTTACGGGTGCTTGGGGTTCCAACACCAATCCACAATTGGCATGCGTAGTGACATGTGAGTGGACAAACAGTGAACAGGCTAGATTCTTTTTTAATTCAGGAAGTTCGATTCAATTTACCAGTTCAAGAACGGGCGGTTCCTCAACGGCACAGAACACTTCATGGACCACTTTATTAAGCACCGCTGGTGCTAGGATTTTTGGTGGAGCAACACCAGGAACAGGAACTTCACCTGCTGATGGACAAAATTTCTTTAGGTTAACTGATGCAGGTCAAACTTGGAGCAATGTTGTTGCTTCGTCTCCTTATTCATTAAATGAATTTTCAATCACTGCTGAAACAGATGATACTCCTGTTGTATCAAACAACAGCGCAGGAACTTCAAAAAAATTAAGGTTTGAAGTTTTTTGGAACGATAACCACTTTCCACTAGGTGGAGATTCAGCATCAGGAACACCAGTACAGCCAGGCACATTTGGTCCGGATACTGTTGACGGAACAGTCTCGCTGACAGTCCAAACAGTCAAGGCTTCTGGTGTTTTGGAACCAACAGGTTCTGGCAATTTTACTATCGAAACTCCAACAGTTACGATAGGTCCTATTACTAATTAATTTTTCGCACCCTTTCAACCCTCGATAAATAATATGCTACTATAATTATAGGAGGTATTATGCAAGAGGAATTCCAAAAAGCATTGGATTTTTCTAACTATAGAAAAACATTTGCTATTCAGAGAAAAACCCTTAAAGAAAAAATTGAAGCCAAATTAACCTACGGCCATAACGGAGGTGTCTTCAAGATTGATAGAACACTTCTTAACTTTGTGGAAATGTTAATCTACAAAGACAGATCTGAAGATGTTGTGGTTTTGGATGCAAATGAAAATCCAATCCTTATAAAAAATTTGGTAGAGTTCAGAGAAGAAATATTTGACAGATACTTTACAGCAACTAATGAGTATTTTGAAGAATATCAAAAAATTAAAAAAGCGAGATCAGTAGAATCTCTATTGGAAGTATAACAAATGAATAAGGGTGTAATCCTATTTGCTCACAACAATAGGCAGATTGATTATGCCTTGATGAGCCTCCTAACAGCAAAATTAGCAAAGAAACATTTAGAAGTTCCTGTGAGTTTAATAACTGATCCTTCAACGATTGATTGGATGAAGGAATCGGATATTCTTAAAAAAGCAACTGAAACCTTTGAACAGATAATAATTACCCAGCGTCCGGAAGATGGCAATATGAGAAATTTTGCCGACGGTAAGAATATTAATCCTGCACCATTTAGTAACGGTAATAGATTTTCTGCTTATGATCTTACTCCGTATGATAGAACGCTATTGATCGATACGGATTATCTAATATTGTCTAAAAATCTAAACGAGTATTGGGATGTTGATAGCGACTTATTAATGTCTCCTAAGTACAATGATATCATAGGCAAGGAAAGAATAGGATACTTAGATTCACACATATCGGAAACCGGAGTCGAAATGTATTGGGCAACAACGGTAATGTTTACAAAAAATGAATATACCAAGATGTTTTTTGACCTAGTGGAATACATTAAAACAGAATATAAAATGTTTGCAGATGTTTTTAGATTTGATCCTAGAGTTTATAGAAATGACATATCCTTTAGCATCGCTAAACACATTCTCAACGGTTATCAAAAAGTAAACGAATACAACCTTCCTGATGTGTTTTCAACAACAGACAAGGATATTTTACACAGCATATCTGAAAATAAATTACAATTTTTAGTTTCTGACAAGGATAATTTTATCGCTGCTTCAGTTAACAACAAAGATGTGCATGTCATGAATAAGTTTAGCATAGTTCGCAATTACGAAAAGTTAATGGAGTTAGCAGAATGACATTTGGATATCTATTAGTTGTGTCGGAAAAGGATGATACCAATTATGCAAGGCTCGCATATGCTCTTGCTCTGAGCATTAAGAATACACAAAAAGAAGGATACGACAAGGTAGCACTAGTAATTAATGATAAGAAAAGGCTAGAAGGATTTACTTCAACGTGGGTATTTGACGAAATTATCGAATGGGATGGAGCAGAATTTTGGGACGGTAGATCTCATATGGATTTATTAAGTCCTTGGGATCAAACAATATGCCTTGATGCCGATATGCTGTTCCTTAGAGACTACAGTCACTGGGCTGAATATTTTATTAAGAATAGCGAATTATATGTTGCCAACAAATCCTATACCTATCGAGGAGAAGTCGTAACTGATGATTATTACAGAAAAACTTTTTTAGCGAACGAATTGCCTAATTTATATTCCTTTTACACATTCTTTGTTAAGGACAGCCAGTTGGCTAAAGAATTTTTTAACTTGCAAAGAGAAATTATTAAAAATCCTAAGGAGTTTAGTAATCTATTCCTAAACAATTATAAACCCAAGATTGTAGGAACCGACGAAGCATTTGCGTTAGCAGCCAAGATACTAGACATATCAGATCAGATTTCATATGATTTAGAATTTCCTAGAGTCGTACACATGAAAGGCATGATACAAAAGTGGCCTTACCCTGCGGATAGTTGTTATGATCACATTGGATTTTATTTTAATAGACAGGGTAAATTAAAACTAGGAAACTTTGAACAAACTGATATTGTCCACTACGTAGATAAGGACAAGATCACTCTAGAAACAATAAACATATTGGAGGAAATAGCATGGAAGAAAAACTAAAACTTCCGGATTTTGACGAGTGGATCAAGAACTACAAACCGGAGCCGGTAGTTTATTGTGCTGCTTTTGATCCAGAATCAGGAAAGGTATTAGCAGTAGGTCCTAATCACGCCGTTAATGAAAAACAATATAGCAATGTAATAGAATTAGATTCTGACGTTGCTGAAAAAATTATATCTGGTGATATAAGGATGAGCAAGTGTTTTGTTGATCCACACGAAGGAAAACTAGAAATAGTAGAAGTAAAAGACCTATTTAAGATTGACGATATGTTGCACAGAATTATTGTTAAGGAATGGTCAGACATTAAGAAGCCTGATATTCACTTGACACACTACGCTGATGGTAATACACTAATGATACAATTATCAGAAGAATATGGTGGAACATATAAGCAAGATGAGGAACACCAGCCAGTGGCAAAAAGAAAAATGTTTTGGGATGGTGATACGGTATTAGACTTTACTATAACTGATTACAATGATCCTAATGTTATTGCTGATAACTTTAGCATTAAAATTAACGAATTAGTTGGAAACAAAGTTATTAAGTCCGAACTAAACATTCCAACATATTTTAGTGTATACACTAGAAGACTATTTAAAAATTACATGATTGAGGAAAAATGAAAAAAGTAGTTGAGTTTGATGTTTTCTTTTTGAGTTACGATGAGCCTAATGCAGATTTACATTACGCTGATCTATGTAACAAAGTGCCTTGGGCCAAAAGAATACACGGTGTAAAGGGTTCTGACCACGCACACAAGGCAGCAGCAGAACAATCAGAAACTGATTGGGTTTTAACCGTTGATGCTGACAACATTGTATATCCAGAATTCTTTGACATAGAAATAGACATGGACAATCCGGACATTCGTGCATACAGTTGGTGTGGTCGCAACAATGTTAATGGCCTGCGCTATGGTAATGGCGGATTAAAACTGTGGAACAGAGATCATGTGCTTAATATGAAAACGCATGAAAACGCAGACAGTGAAAGAGCTCAGGTTGATTTTTGTTGGGAAGATGGTTATAGAAATTTTCCTAAAACATTTAGTGACACGGTAATTAATGCAACACCCTTTATGGCATGGCGTGCTGGATTTCGCGAAGGTGTAAAAATGACACTGGATGGCGGATTAAAGGTTCCTTCACAAGAAATTGAAAAACGTGTTTGGTGGCACAATATGCACAGGCTAAGAATGTGGAGCACAGTTGGAAGCCATGTTGAAAATGGTTTGTTTGCCGTATATGGAGCAAGGCTAGGAACATATCTTACAAACTGTACGGATTGGGATCATGTTCAGGTTAGAGATTTTGAATCGTTACGTGAATTGTATAATGAACAGTGCAAGGATTATGAGGACGGCTTTGGACTTGAACAAGAAGTTAAAAGATTAGGAAGTGAATTAAGACATGAACTAGGATTTAACTATCCCAACCTGGATCCGTCAATGAGCAAGTATGTTATGGATCTATACGAAGAATCAATTAATTTAGGAAAAACATACTTCAGTCAAACTTATGTATGATATATTTTTTGTCAGCAAGGAAAAAATTAATAATGATGCTTGGACGAGGTTCAAGCAATCAGTACCTCATGCACAAAAAATAGAAAATTGTGATACCTTTGAAAAGGTAGCAAACAAGTCTCTAACAAAACACTTCTGGGTAGTATGGGATAACATCACAGTCAATCCTAATTTTGAATTTGATTATAGAATACCCGAGTGGGATGAAAAATATATTCACGTGTTTCGAAATGGTGCATACCATGATGGTATCTGCATATTTCCTAAACGTTCTAAGATACTCCAGAGGGAGTGGGACTATCGATTCTTTACCAACAAGAAAGAAATGGACACAACAGCAAGCCAGCCCATTCCATACGATGTTGCTTTCATATCATATCATGAGGAGCATGCGGAAGAGAATTTTAATAAGTTATTAAAGAAAGCACCGCATGCACAATGGACACGTGATGTCAAGGGCATACACCAAGCACACATAGAAGCAGCAAGGCGTGCAACCACGGACATGTTTTACATAGTTGATGCTGATGCTGACGTGTTGGAAGATTTTCAATTTGACATGCAGATTCCCTACTATGATTTTAATGCGAGAAAGAGCGTGTATGTTTGGCGCAGCAGGAATCCAATCACTGATTTGGAATATGGCTATGGTGGTGTTAAACTGTTTCCCAGAGAAGCAACGCTTAACATGGACACGGATACTCCGGACATGACCACTAGCCTTTCTGACAGTTTCCGTGCAATGGAACAAGTAAGTAACATAACAGCATTTAACACGGATGCATTCTCTACCTGGAAGAGCGCATTTAGAGAATGCTGTAAGTTGGCAAGTAGAACCATAAGGGGACAAAATGATGATGAAACGGATCAAAGACTTAGCAAGTGGTGTTCGGACTATGGACGCGACAGACCTTTTGGCGACTATGCAATCAATGGTGCCCGTGCTGGCAGGGTTTATGGTGTGGCTAATAGTGCTGATCCTGATGCTCTTCGGTTGATAAATGATTTTGATTGGTTAAAGGAACAGTTTGATGCAGGACAAAGATAGAATAGAAAAATTCATACCCATTATGGAGGAGATATCTCCTACATTCTGCTTGGCCAAATGGCACCACACGACCATCTATTTACAAACAGGTGAAACACACAGTTGTTATCATCCTGCACCGCACGCAATACCAATACCAGGACTTGAGGAGAATCCAAGTCAACTGCACAATACTCCGCAGAAAAAAGCAGAGCGCAAGGAAATGCTTGAAGGCAAGAAGCCAAGCGGATGCCAATACTGCTGGAACATTGAATGCATGGGCAAGGATTACATAAGTGATAGGAAGGAAAGAAATGCAAGTATCTATACTGAAGAAAGATTTGCTGCAATTAAGGCAGACCCTTTGGCTGATGTTAATCCGCAGTATGTAGAAATATCATTTGGTAATGAGTGTAACTTCAAGTGCGGCTACTGCCATCCTAAGCACAGTTCAGCATACCACAAGGAAATACGTGACCACGGTCCATACACGATGGTCAAGAATCATCGCAATGACATTGATTGGTTCAAGGTATATGAGGAAGAGGATAATCCATACGTTAAGGCATTCTGGAAGTGGTGGCCCGAACTGCGCAAGACTCTTACGATATTGAGAATAACGGGCGGCGAGCCTCTGCTACAGCAGAGCACGTGGCGCATGTTTGAAGAACTTGAAAAGAACCCAATGCCAAATCTTGAACTAAACATTAATTCAAACTTTGGTGTAAAGCCCTTACTGATAGAACGCTTTGCGGACAAGGTTAATAACCTAGTAGAAAAAGGTTGTATCAAGGAGTTTAAGGTATTCACTAGCATGGATACTTGGGGTCCACAGGCCGAATACATTAGAACTGGATTGGATTTAGAATTGTGGGAACGCAATCTTGACACATACATGACCAAGACTAATATGCCGTTAACATTCATGATTACGTTTAATATTCTAACTGTAACAAACTTTAACAAACTGCTTAAAAAGATTCTTGAATGGCGTGTAAAATATAATATTGACGATCAAACTAAGTGGCAACGTATAAGATTTGATACTCCGTATTTAAAGGAACCTTTACAGTACGATATGAACATACTGCCCAAGGACGAGTTTATACCTTATATGGAATCGCATCTACAGTTTATTAAGAACAATTTAGATGATTTTAACAAACACAAGTTTTCAGAACTAGAATATGAAAAGTTTCGACGTGTGGTTGATTACATGGCATCAACTGATTATACTGTTGAAAAATTAACGGAAGGTAGAAAAGATTTTTATAATTGGTTTACAGAATATGATCGAAGAAGAGATCTTGACTTTGTTAAGACCTTTCCTGAATTAGAGAACTTTTATTATGACTGCCGAACCGTCTAAAACATTTTGTATATTGCCCTGGATACACATATATGCCAACCCAGATGGTAATGTATTGCCTTGTTGTATAGGAGATTGGAATAAACCTCTAGGAAACATACAGAATAATACTCTTGATCAAGTCTTTAATAACAATAAATTTAAAAAGATGAGACAGAACATGCTGCAAGGAAAGCAATGTGCAGAGTGTTCCGTTTGTTACAGAGATGAAGCAACCGGTAATTCTAGTTTTAGAATACATTCTAACGAACAGTTTTCAAAATATATCCCCCAAGCATTAGAAACTAATCCAGATGGTTCACTAAAAGATTTTAAATTAAGATACTTGGATATAAGATGGAGTAATATATGCAATTTTAGTTGCAGGTCCTGTAGTAGCACATATTCATCTAGTTGGGCAAAGGAAGATGGCAAGAAAAATGTTTACATATTTGCCGGAGGAAACTCCAACGATGAATTGTATAATCAATTTGAACCTCATTTTGATACAATAGAAGAATTTTATTTTGCAGGCGGAGAACCGTTATTAACTGATAAGCACTACGACATATTGGAATATCTTATTGAACACAATAAAACAGACGTTAAGTTAAGATACAATTCTAATCTATCAGTATTAAGATACAAGGACAAGAACATATTAGAATTGTGGAACAAGTTTAATAATGTTTATGTCGGAGCGAGCCTGGATAGTTGGGGCAAGCGTGCTGAGTATATTAGGCACGGAACAAAATGGAATCTAATAGAGGATAACATCAATAGAATTAGAAAAGAAACACCGCATGTTAATCTTCAAACAAATACAGTTGTGTCAATATTTAATATACACACTCTTCCTGAATTTATAAACTATTTGATTGATAACAATCTAGTTGACATTAATAATTACAAACCTCATTTTTATAATATACAGAATCCAGATTTTTATAGTTTTAATATCTTAACTAACGACTTTAAAGAAAAAACTCTAACAAAATTAAAAGAGTTTATGAATAATTCTTCGGATAATATAAAGTATGCTGTACAGGGTGTAATAAATGAACTTGAATCTTCGAAATATACACCTGAATTAAAAAGCAAATTAGTTATTAAGACAGAATACTATGACATGCTAAGGAATGAAAACGTGTTAGAAACATTTCCAGAAATAACGGAGTTGTTTTAATGAAAGCATATTTTGATAACCTTAATCTAAATGAGTCTAATTGTAGACATTTAGAATCCACAAAGGAAACAGATAATTGGTATGTTGCTCCAGGTTCGATGATTAAGAAGAACTTATCAGCATTACAAATAGAAATGGATACCCTAGATAATCTTACAGATCCAGGTTGGTACTATGTTGATGTTAGGAATGATCCTAACTGGTGGTCAGGAGCAATCGATCCGACAGGTGCTGTAGGAGTAGTACCCACTAAGCACGTTATAGAATGCTTGCCTAATAATGTTCTAAATCTAGTAAGAGAAAAGAAACTAAGATTAGTAATTGCTGCTGACAGAGAAGGTGGTCCAATGGTATGTGAGCATTACGATGCCTTTAGAGAGAC